TCACACCATTCAGAAAACAACATCAATGGCGAAAGTACGGGCGTTTGGTCTATGGGTTGCCTTTGTAGTTTATCACCAGATTACAGACCTTATGCTTATACTAAATGGTCGCACGGGTTTGCGTGTGTAGATGTAAACGAAGATTTGACATTCCACGTAAACAATATGAAAATCATTAACGGCAAAATTATATGAGAATAGTTCCCGTTACTTATGTGTTTCAAGATGACGGTGTTGATCCGTTATACAAAGAAATAGGTTTAGAACAAGATGCAGATTTTGTTGAAATACTTGAAGATGGCTATTTGAACCTTGATACTGTCATTGGTGCGTCACAAAGTTACGAAATGACACAGGTATATTGCAGTAGTGGTCATACTTTTATTATAGATTTGCCAATAGAAGAATTTTATTATTTATGGATAGCGTAAACAAACCACCACATTATCAAGGTAAAGTAGAAGCGATTGACGCTATCGAATCCGCAATGAGTTATGAAGCATTTAAAGGTTATCTACACGGGAATTGCATTAAGTATCTTATGCGCTTTACTCGTAAAAATGGACAAGAAGATCTGCTCAAAGCAGAATGGTATCTCAAAAAACTTATCGAACACAATGGCAAAAATTGATAAATTTAACATAGAGTATATTCTCAAATGGGAGGGTGGTTTATCCAAACATCAAAAGGATAGTGCGTCAGCGTTTTCCGTTCCTGATGGTTCTGGGTATCACACAAATAAGGGTATAACGTGGCGTGTATGGGCATCCGTTTTTGGTAGTTCAAAAGAATCTATTAAAGACTTTTACGAGATGCCACATGATAAATGGCTTGTTATCTTTAATGGGTTTTGGAAAGGTGTAAAAGCGGATTTAATCCAAGAACAGATCATCGCAGACTTATGGGCAGATTTTGCGTGGGGTAGCGGTGTTTCCAGAGCATCTATTGAAATGCAACAATTTCTAAATAAACACGGTTATAACGTTGTAGTTGATGGAATAGTAGGACGCAAGACAATAGAGCAACTAAACAAATTCGTTAAAGACAAGGGCGTTAAATGGGCATTTGAAGCAATGTATAATCATAGAGTTGACTTTCTGCAATCTTTGAAATCGTTTAAGACATTTGGAACGGGGTGGATGCGTCGTATGAATGATTTTTATTTGTATGCCAACAAACAAATCAATTGAGCAGTTAGGCGAAGATTTCGCAAATTTTAACCCGTCGGGAGATGGGTTACTTCGTATTGTTCAAAATTGGGGTAACGAGGTTTCAAATCGTATGCGTATTGACTTGCGTAAAAACAAAACAAACGCATCACAGACATTATCTCAATCAATTGCATCAATAGCAAAGCCAAAACCTAACGGATTTAATTTAAAAGTTGAGATGCAAGATTACTGGTATTGGGTGGAATACGGACGTAAGCCAACCCGTACAAAATCCCCAAGCAATCCGACATTAGTGCAATCGTTAGAAAAATGGATAGTTGAAAAGAAGATACAAACCCGTACAAGTTCAACTCAAAGCCGAGCGGAAACAGTTAAAGCGTTAGCGGTAATTATTGCCCGAAAGATACACCGCAAAGGAACGAAAGCACAGCCGTTTGTTGCTCAAAATGTAAACGATAAAATGCTACAAATACTATCGGATAGGATGGGCGAGTATATAGCAAAGTCATTAGGAGGGGATTAAGTTCCCCTTTTTTTTTGCTATTTTTTGAAAAATAATTTTGCAATATTGAAAATAGTTTTTATCTTTGCATATGGAATTACAAGAAATCATAAAACAAATCAAATTAAAGAAGAAGCACGGCTTAAACAAAATCGTTGCTCAAAAAACGGGTGTATCGTTGCCGACAGTTAAAAAGTACCTTGACGGTAATGTTATATCTGAAAAGGCGTTAATCGTGATTAAAACAGCATTAGAGGAGGTTAGCAAATGAAACAAGAAGAATTAAATGAAATATTGAATTTACACAAGAAGTGGTTAAATTCAGAAGTAGGAGGAAAACGTGCTAATTTGGAACGTGCTAATTTGGAAGATGCTAATTTGATAGGTGCTAATTTGAGAGGTGCTAATTTGATAGGTGCTAATTTGATAGGTGCTAATTTGAGAGGTGCTAATTTGATAGGTGCTAATTTGAGAGATGCTAATTTGAGAGGTGCTAATTTGAGAGGTGCTAATTTGGAACGTGCTAATTTGATAGGTGCTAATTTGAGAGATGCTAATTTGAGAGGTGCTAATTTGAGAGGTGCTTATTTGGAAGATGCTAACAAAATACCACTTTATTGCAAATGGTCAATAGGTATAACAGATGGGCAAATACATATTGGGTGTAAAAAGATGTTAATAGAAGATTGGGATAATTTTTTTGCGTCAGATGAAGTATTTGAAACGGAAAGAAATACCGATGAATTTAAAAGAATTGAGGCGTGTTATAATGCTTACAAAGCGTATTTATTAACTTTACAATGAGCAAAAAAATGAGAATAGATTACACTTTTCACGTAGAGTTAGAACACTTTGTGTTTACTACAACGTTTGGAACGTACTACTTTGACCGTGATGAAATCGAAACAACGGCATACAAGCATTTTAAAGATGATTATCCAAACGAATGTGTAGAAGATAGATTGGAAGTACATAAGTTGTACGCACGTGACAGATTCGACGTATTTAACGAACTAACACACACACACGACATTAACCCGAGATATATTGAAATCGGAAAAAAAAGATACTATAAAATATATTGAAATCGGAAACAAAAGATACTATATAAAATGAAAACAAGCGAAAAAATTACCAATTTGACAAAAGCAATGTTTGCCTTTCAGTCAAAAGTTAGTGCAGTTAAGAAATCTGCAAACAACCCACATTTTAAATCCAAGTACGCTGACCTTTCGGCTATTATTGAAGTGATTAACCCTATCTTAATTGAGTGCGGATTATTCGTTACACAACACCCGAATGAGGATAGTTTAGTTACAACCGTTTACCACGCTGAAAGTGGCGAATGGATGCAAAGCAATCAGGTACTTCGTATGAAAGATTTGAACAACCCACAGCAACAAGGTAGCGCAATTACTTACGCCCGTCGTTATGCACTTGCGTCAATCTTTAACCTTAACCAAGAGGACGATGACGCAAATAGCGCAACGGGTTATAAAGTAGAAGCAGTCAAAGAGCAACTAACACCAAAGCACCCATTGTTTAAAAAGGCGGTTGAGCATTTAGAAAAGGGCGGTAACATCAAAGACATTGAAAGCAAATACGTTATTACAGACGAAGCACGTACAATGTTAGAAGCGATAAAGTGACTTTTAATAAAAGGTTGTATATTAAAAAAAAATTGACTATATTTGAATAGTAAAACAATCGTGTGGTAGCGATTAAGTTTAAAGACATTTGCCCGTATAGCATAGATATTCTACCACGTATCTATGTTGTGCGGGTTTTTTTATGCAATGAAAAATAACACAGAATGGAAGCCAGTCGTAGGTTACGAGGGGCTTTACGAAGTATCTAACAAAGGAGAAATTAAAAGCGTTAAAACTCAAAAATTACTTAAACCAAGATTATCAACTGGCTATGCTATGGTTGCGCTTTGGAATAATGGAGTAAGAAAAGATTTAAAAATTCATAGATTAGTTGCAATAGCATTTATTGGAAACCCATTAAACAAACCACAAGTTAATCACATTGACTGTATTAAATTAAATAATAATGTAAATAATTTAGAATGGGTTACTAATAGTGAAAATATTAAACACGCATATAAAAATGGATTAATTACAATAAGTAATGAAAAAATTGCTATAATAGCAAAAGCAGTATCAAAAGCACATTCAAAAAAAGTTATTGACGTACATACTGGCATAATTTATAACAGTTTAACGCAAGGATGTATTTCTATAAATATGAATGCTTCGACAGCAAATAAACAGATAAATAGAAAAAGTAAAAACCAAAGATTCAAATACATTTAAATTATGGAAATAATAATCACACACAGCGAAGATAACTGGTTAGATGCACGTAAAGGGAAATTTACGGCTTCGGAAATCCACAAACTACTTGGTAAAGGTAATCCATTATCAAAGACAGCAGAAACATTTGTTTACGAAAAATGCGCTGAATTATTAACGGGGGAAAGCAAACCAATTTATTCCCCCGCTATTGATTGGGGTAAACAATATGAAGCAGAAGCATTTGCATATTTTCAGCAATTGTCTTTTGAGCAGTTCACTTATTATGGTGGAGAAACACACGTTTTTATTCCGTATGGTAGTCATTCAGGCTATTCGCCTGATGCAATTGGAGAAAACTCTATTGTCGAAATTAAGTGTCCTTATAATAGTTCAAATCATTTAAAAAACTTTACTATCTATGATGCGGATTCGTTAAAGTCATTGCACACAGAGTATTATTATCAAGTACAACTCGGAATGATTGCGACTAATTTAGATAAAGCGTACTTTGTTAGTTATGATCCACGT